ATCATTTAAAAACATAAAGACCGAGGATGTTCTTACCGCCATACGTTCTGGTTTGGTGGGTGAAACTGAACCAATGCGCCGTTTTGGTGTTGCACTTTCAGAGGCCACGCTACAGGCAAAAGCTATGGAAATGGGACTTGCAAAGGGAAAGGGTACGCTGGACGCAAAGGCAAAGGCACTCGCGGCTTATAATATTATAGCCGAAAAATTTGCAGCTGTAAACGCAAAAGGTGACATGATTAGAACTGCCGAATCTTGGGCAAATCAAGTAAAAAAATTTAAAGCCAATTCGGAGGATTTTGCAGCTGCAATAGGAAATAAGGTAATACCGGCATTGCAACTTTATTTAAAGGACGTAAATGCCGCAATGGGCGCTGATATGGGCGATAAAATAGGTGAAATTATAGGTAAATTTCTTTTGGTTATAAAAGCCGCGTATAGTGCGCAACAGATAATGTTTTCGGCAATTGATTATGGAATTGAAAAAATATCGGAAGGAATAAATAAGGTTGGTGTTAAATTCGGAGAGTTGGTACAAAGTGAAACAATAAGCAATTGGTTTAAGCAGGATTTAAGAAAAGCCGAAAATGCCCTATTTAAACAAGAGCAGAACATGGATTCTCATTTTAAGAAAATAGACGAAATTCAGAAAACATGGGTTGCTATAGAAAAAACAAAAACTGCAAAACAATACAAGGACACAGAGGAAGGAAACAAAAAAAGCGCTCAAACCATGACCGCGGATCAGGCAAAAATGCTTCAAGAAAAACTTTCCGCACAGGCCAGTTTTTATACATACACAAATAATCTTACGGAAGCAGCAATAAAACAAGAAGAGGCTGCTTATTCCAAACAAATACAAAATGCAAAACAATACGGAATGTCTGTCATAGAAATAGAAAAAGCACATCAAAAAAAATTAAGCGAATTAAAAAATAAACAAATAGAAGACGGATTTAAAAGGGGGCTGGATGAGTCCGGCAAACTTATGGGTATACAGCAAAATTTAATGAATGGCGTTTTTGCAGTTCAGAATCAAATGGCAAAAAATACGGAAATTAGACTGGATCAGCAAAATAAATTTATGGATAAATTTCTTGAGGCACAAAGAACATCTTTTGAGCAAAAATTTACGGAAAGATATTCACAATTAGAGCAGGAAAAACAACAGGAAGTTGATTTTATAAATGCCACAATCGCAGACGCAGACGCGAGAGCAATTGCATTACAAAATGTGGATAAAAAATATAATGATAAAAAACAAGCACTGGATAACGAACGCGGACTAAACGAAAAGAAGATGTTAGAAGAACAACAAAGAATAAGGGAAGTAAATGATGCCAGAAACATGTATTTGAAACACAAGGAAGCTGTAAGACAACGCGAAATGGCGTTTGCACAGGCCGTAATTGCAGCATTTATGGCGTCAGTACAGGCTTTTAGTTCCGCCATGTGGTTGCCATTTCCTGCAAATTTAATTGTTGGTGGTGTAGTCGCGGCCGCAACACTGGCTACTGGCCTTATGCTGGCTGGAGCAATAAGAAACCAACCAATACCTTGGCTAGAAGAGGGTGGTATTGTTCGTGGAACGGCAGAGGGAACACTTGTTAGATTAGGCGAAAAGGGTAAATCGGAAGCAGTTGTACCACTAGAAGGAGAGAGAGGACGAGAAATAATGGGATCGGGTGGGACTACTATAGTTTTTAATATTTCTAATTTATACGCAAGCGAAGAGGTTCCTAGAAATATGGCGCTAGCTATAGATAAAGCATTATATAAATTACAACAAGATAAATCAAGTTTGGCACTAAGATGAAAATTCCAAAAAAATTTAAACTCTGTGGCCAAACTATAACAATAGAATATTCCGATACAATAATAAAAGATGAACAGGCACACGGTTTAAGTTTGTTTGAGAAAAATAAAATAATTCTAGAAAGTAAAAGAAACAGAGAGAGAACCGAGCAAACATACATACACGAACTTGTGCACTTTATTTTGTATAATATAAATAATGATTTAGGGGGGGATGAAAAATTTGTTGATATATTTGCTACCATGTTGCATCATGCTATGAACAGCGGAGAAGGTGAGTTGAAATGAATATGGAATTTTTGGAATATAATCTATTTAATACCACCACAATGGCGAGTGTTACGAATGGAACTAGTACTGTATCATATCTTATAGATAGAGATTCATCAACACAATTCGCAACGTCTGGCGATAATTCAGATTTGACTACCACAACAATAAGAATTGATCTTTTGTCTGCCGTAAATATATCAAGAATTATTCTTGAAAATATTAACTTTAAAAGTTTTAAAATTTATTATAATTCCAATACTGCAAATACTTTTACGTTAACAAATAATTTGACATCAACGTCGTCTTGGGTTTCCAATTCTGAAACTAGTTTGTATCTTATTTTTGCAACGACATCCGTTTCTTTAATAACAATTAATGTAACATCAACCATGGCTGCAAATGAAGAAAAAAAATGTGGTAACTTGTGGATTTGCAATAAATATCATACTCTTACAAATAATCCTAGTGCAAAAAATTATAAACCAATTTTCGATAATAAACAATATAACCATGAGATGAGCGATGGCGGATTAAGCGTTTATAAAATTGCCAATTCGTTTCAGGCGACAATAAATTTAGATTTCGTTTCTCTCGCTGATAGAATTAAACTTAAGGGAATTTTCGACATGGTTATGCCGTTCGTTTTCGTACCTGAGCCCACGGGCACGGCTTGGTCTGGCGATATATACGAGGTAAACTGGGTCGATGATTTTGGATTTTATCAATTTTCTGATAATTACAAAGGCAATGGATATTCCGGAAGTTTGAAAATTAGGGAAACGCCCAAATGAGTATTATTTCAGAAATAAAGAAAAAAAAACATAATGTATTTAGACGTCTTTGGTTTAAGCGGAGACTCCAAACTGGGGAGTATGAATCAAGTTGGATACAAATCCCAAACCAATACATAACATCGTGGGGACAGGTTAATTTTCAAGTAGACGATATTATGCCTAATTTTTATAGCTTTTCTGGCAATACTTTTGAAGTTGTAAATAATGACGGATTTTTTTCCAATACTGACGCTCCGTCTTCTCTTTTTTTTGGATGTTTAAGTAGATATAGAACACTAGTTAAATTGGAAGCTGGATATATAGACAATAACGGTGTTGAACTTCCAACTAATTCTACTTTATATATAGGAGTTCTTGGCGAGGACATGAAGTACCAAGAAGACAATAGGGTGTCTTTTCAGACAAAACACATATCAAGTATTTTTGAAGAATTTCAGGCGGATAGAATAACGGGATTGGGTGCGACACAAACAGCAAGCGATATAATAACTAAAATAAAAGATCACGCTGACGCTGGAGCCGTTAAAATATTTCAAAAATATATAAGTTCGACAGCTTGGAATATACAGACTACAACTACAAATTATAATCTTGCGACTAGTACTAGTTTACAAAACGTATCATGTTGGGAGTTGATGCAAAAACTTGCCGGTGCTGAAAATTTTGTGGTTTATGTTGACTCTACTGGAAATTTTAATTTTATACAAAGAACAGTAAATACAACTACAGCTCAATATCATTTTTCGGGTTTGTCCGATACAGATAAAACATACGGACATAACATTATGAAAAAGATAAGCATAGACGATGGAATTAGGAAAGTATATAATAGAATTAAAATAAAAATATCGAATGAAGACACGCTTACTAGCTACTATATCAAAAATGAAACATGGCAGTGGGGGGACTCTTCTAGTAGTTTCATGTTTGGAGTTCGGGAATACAATTATGAAAATTACTGGCTAGAAACCGTTACGGCTTCTGTGATCGCCGACAATATTTACAATGAATACTCCAGACCCAAAAAGGAAGTTGAACTGGAAGTAAAATTCGTACCACAATTAAATTTGCTGGACAGGGTTTCTCTCACATATAAAACAAAAACTTTAATAGGACAGGACAAGTGGGGATATTTTAATTGGGACGAGGGGATTTGGGGTGGTGCGGTCGGATATAATATAAATCTAAACGACGTGGATTATAAAATAATAAATCTAACACACAATATTAACGAATTTAAATCAAAAACTTTGCTTAGGGAAATATAATGGCATTTACAATTTTTGCAGCACACACCATGTCGGATGCTAACGAATTGGTTGACAATTTTTATTATTGTTTTAAGAGCGATAGACTTCCGCGCGAAAATGCAAATTTGGAAACGACAACGGGTTCCTTAGATATTGGTTCGGCAACGTATAGATGGAATAATATATATTGTACAACGCTAAATGTTTCTGGAAATTTAAATACTAATTCTTTGTGGAATTTGGAAACCAGAATAGAAATAACATCTACTTCCAGTTCCATAACAATATCTGGACTAAACGGTGATACACAAAAAGAATATTATATTGATATTTTATTTAAGGATATTTCTGCGAGTACGACATTAAATCTTTTTCTTTCTGGAGACTCGTCTGCGAGTTATGGTTATCAAAAAATTTCCGTTCAAAATACTACCAGAACTTCAACGCGAGATGTATCAGAAACATACATTACTGCGTGCAATTCAACTAGAATAGCAACAACAACAGCGACTCGAAATTTTTCTAGAATACTTATATATGCGGAAACAGGATTCGAAAGGACTGCGATGATAAACGAATTAAATAGTTATGAAAACAGAACTACTGGAGCACCGTACTTAAATTGTTTTAATTTTTCTAATTATGTATGGTCAAACACGAGCTCCACTATAACAAGTTTGGTTTTTGAAAGTTCTGTTGCAAATCAAATAGGAACGGGAACAGTAATTTTACTTTGGAGTAAAAAATAAATGGCCATATATTCAATAACCGCAAACAACACCGTACCATATCCAGACGAGATAAACGACGATTTTTACCATTGTGCGCAGGGTACGGTATACCCGATGGATGGAAATTACCTTTCTTATACTACCGGTTCTGTAAATATAGGAAATTCAACCACAGTTTGGAAAACTATATACGCAAATAATATAACAAATACATCCATAAATTATACCGTTGGTCAAACTTGGAAAATTGCAGCTGAATTTATTTTTACTTCTACCACTGGACGTGTTGAAATTTCTGGACTAAACGGAGATGTCGATACTGATTATAAAATATTTGTGTATATGAATAATAATGCAAATTCCACATATTGGCTATATCCAAACGGAAACTCTTCTTATTCTACGTGTTATCAAGCCCTTTATTCCTTGGCTGGTGCTATTGGTGCATATCGTGGTAGCGGAAGCGGAATTACGATTGGTGATATAACAACAGCAAGAAATATTGCATTTACGGTTATTGATATTTACGGAAAAACTTCCGAATGCAAAACTTTTCAAACAACCAGGTCTGACACAACATATGGCGCTTTAGTAGACCTAAATAACGTTGGACAAACTTATGCTGGTAGTGCAACAACGGCAACTATAACAAGTTTTGTATTTGCTACTAGTGCGGGGAATTTTAATGCAGCGTCGTATATTTTAATTCTCAAACGAGGTAAATAATGTATACTGTTTTTTTGGAAAATACAACAGTAACAGCATCCGAAATGAACGCAAACTTTTACCACTGTGTGCAGGGAAACTGGATTCCTATGGGTGGGGTATCGCTAGGATATACATCAAATGTATATGACTTAGGATCAAATTCTTATAAGTTTAATTCCGTACATTGTCAAAACATAAATTTATCTGGAGACGTTGGGGCAATAACGTCTGTATTTAATCAGGTTTCATCGTTTTCCGTAAACTCTGTGAACACACAAACAGCTAGAATAGTATTTTCTGGACTCAATGGTGATACAAGTTATGTATATTATATTGTGGCAAGAATTATATCAAATACCAATACCGCGGGCGGAGACATTGGTATAGCCTTTAATGGTGATTCGGCGGCAAGTTATAACGTTCAAATGCAATATCACTCTACAACGGATGTTGCAACGTATACGACAGAATCCATTGCTACGTTGGCTAGGGAGTGGGCACTTGCAACAACGGGAAGTCAATCTATTTTGATTCAATCGCACATTTACACTAGACTTTCAACACAAAGAATTTTTTTATCTAGATTTTCTGGTCACTCTCAAAATAAATATGTGGATTATGCTGGCACGCTTTGCGGTAAATGGTCAAATGTTGCGGATACAATTACGTCATTTGTTTTTTTTCGAAACAATGGTAAAGATTTTGCAACTGGTACTTCAATACAAATTTTTACAAAAGGATAAAATAATGGAAACAAAAATAATTAAAGATGAACTCGGGGAGCATAAAGAAATAACACAAGATAATGGAATTAAAATTAAAATTCTAAAAAATCCATCTAAACTATATTTGGATAAAATAAAAATTAGAAACGATATTCAGGTCGAAAAAACAATAGAACACAATAAAAATATGGAAATACAAAAATTGATTGACGATCAAATAAAGCAGGATGCAATTGCAAAATTAAAATTATCTGGTAAATTAGATAAAGACGGTAATCTAATATGATTTCAATTATAATTAGTGTTTCAATTTCAATGTTGGCAACAACTATAGGGGTTGTAATCTACGCGATAAGGCAGGAAGGAAAACTTAAAATGTGTGAATTGGAAATTTGTAATTTAAAAAAAAATTTAGATGAAGATAAAATAAACTTTAAGGAAATTTTAAACAAAATTGACGATATAGGATTAAAACTCGAAAGAGTTATTACGATCATAGATATGGGAGATAAACATGCAAAAAATTAAAGAATTAATTTTTAAATTTAAAATTTATATAATAATATTTTTTTCTGGTTTGATTTTTGGAATTATAGGTTGCTGGTTTTTTCAAAAAGAAAATATAAAAATAATTAAAGAGGAAGTTGTTAAAACTGAATATAAAAAAATAGTTGAATCTACAGATATGCCGGCACTGTGGGAATGTTATAAATCAACAATAAATATACATGGAAAAATAAAAAACAATGAAATGATTGTATCAGCTGAGGATTCATGTAAGAGAACTATAAAAAAATTCAAACTAAATTCAATATCAAAAAAAAATATGATTACATTTAACTATGGGCATTTTTTTAAAACTAATTTAGTACAAAATTTTTCAATAATGTATTATAGGGAATTAGTTTTTAATATTGGATTGGGTTGTGGGCTTATATTTCAACAGGAAAACAATAACTCCGATATAGGGTGGCAAATCGGAGCCATGTATAAATTTTAATCCTATTTATTTTCACAACACATTTTTATATATTTAAAATATTCTTGTATTTGTTCGCCCGAATAATAATTTTCTTTTCCAATTATTTTATAATTTTCTATCCAATATTCTACAGCATAAATTAGACACCCAATTTGAATTTGATTACAACTTTCCACATAAATAAATTGGTGTCTACTTCCGTTTATCTGTATTATTACTCCGCTTAAATTTGCTCCGTATAAATTTGCTCTGCGTAAATCTGCTCCGCTTAAATTTGCTTCGTATAAATTTGCTTCGCTTAAATTTACTCCGCTTAAATTTACTCCGTATAAATCTGCTCCGTATAAATTTGCTCCGCGTAAATTTGCTTCGCTTAAATCTGCTCCGTATAAATTTGCTCTGCGTAAATCTGCTCCGCGTAAATCTGCTCCGTATAAATCTGCTCCGCTTAAATTTGCTCCGCTTAAATTTGCTTCGAGTAAATTTGCTTCGCTTAAATTTGCTCCGCGTAAATTTGCTTCGCTTAAATCTGATCCGCTTAAATTTGCTCCGTATAAATCTGCTCCTCGTAAATCTGATCCGCTTAAATTTGCTTCGAGTAAATTTGCTCTGCGTAAATCTGCTCCGCGTAAATCTGCTCCGCTTAAATCTGATCCGCTTAAATTTGCTCCGCTTAAATTTGCTTCGAGTAAATTTGCTTCGAGTAAATAATCGCCTTCAAAAATTATTTTACCGTATAAATTTTTAATTATCATTTCATGTCTCCTTATTTAAATTTATTACCCTGCGTAAATCTGCTCCGCGTAAATCTGCTCCGTATAAATCTGCTCCTCGTAAATCTGATCCGCTTAAATTTGCTTCGAGTAAATTTGCTTCGCTTAAATTTGCTCCGCGTAAATTTGCTTCGCTTAAATCTGCTCCGTATAAATTTGCTCCGCGTAAATCTGCTCCGCGTAAATCTGCTCCGTATAAATCTGATCCGCTTAAATTTGCTTCGAGTAAATTTGCTTCGCTTAAATTTGCTCCGTATAAATTTGCTTCGCGTAAATTTACTCCGCTTAAATTTGCTTCGTATAAATTTGCTCCTCGTAAATTTGCTCCGTATAAATCTGCTCCTCGTAAATCTGATCCGCTTAAATTTGCTTCGAGTAAATTTGCTTCGCTTAAATTTGCTCCGTATAAATCTGCTCCGCTTAAATTTGCTCCTCGTAAATTTGCTCCGTATAAATCTGCTTCGTATAAATCTGCTCCGCTTAAATCATCGCCTTCAAAAATTATTTTACCGTATAAATTTTTAATTATCATTTCATGTCTCCTTATTTAAATTTATTACCCTGCGTATGCTGCAAAATATTTCTCTATGTCAAAATCTTCTATATCATATAAAGTAAATTTTTCAGCTTCTTTTTTTTCCAAATAGATACATATGTCTCCGATTGGTATAATTATTCTTCCGTTCCTTGCTTGTTTAATATGTATTTTTGTTCCATATTTATCTTTAATTATCATTTTAATTCCTCATTACTTTTTATTTAACATATATGACTATGTCTGTCAATTCGGGGTAGCCTTGCAGGGCTATTATGAATTTTCTACAGCATGACAGATCATGCGAAAAGTACCATTATTTATATAATTAAATTCTACATAATTATATTCTACACTATCATATTTCCATCCGATGCTTTCCATATATTCTGTAGCTACAGAATAAGCAACATCATAATTTTCGCAATATACTTTTATATGTAAAGAAGTACCATGTACTTCAATATCAATATTTTCTTGTACATCTCTTTTCCATTCGTCCATTGCATCGTCTTCATTTTCATATATCTCTGTTCTATATGTCCAGATATAATCCACAAGTGCTCTTCGATTCAAATAATGCTTTTCTTCTTTATTCTCTCCCCAATTTACTCTTACATATACTTTTCCATCAACTGTAACTTCATCATCGTCATAAACACAAAAATCTGGTTGATCAAATGGTTGCCAAGATTGCACTTCATCGCAATTGTCTATAGTTGCACAAGAAACATATTCAAACATGGTGTCATAAAAGTTAATCTCATTTTTATTCATATCAATTTCTCCTTATTTTTTTATACTGGTTTGAGAAACATTCAAACGCTTTCCGCTTTCTCCAGTTGCGGTGCGATTTTCCTCTGCTCTCTCTTGATACTAATATACTCAATCTAGAAAAAAAGTCAAGCATTTTTTTATTGTGTATAAATAAATTTTAACTTGTTAGTTGAAACTAACTTAATTTTATTCTCTTCTGTATATATTATTTTTTTAAAAAATATTAAAAAAAACTTGACAATAACATATATATTTAGTACTATATATATAGGAGGATATGACGATGTTAAACATAAATATAGAAGCCGACGACATGAACTACAGTGACATACGAAATTATGATTTTTATGTTGAACATAAGATTAACTATATTCTTCATAATAGAATAAATAAAGCTAATAGAATAAATTCAGATTTTTCCAACAAGAATATAGTAGATCAAATTGAAAACGAATTTGTTATAGAATCCATGAGGGGATATTCTAATTATAAAATTGAAAATGGTATAATACAATAACAGATTATATACTGTTATTTTTTTTTAAATTTAATTAAGGAGTAAATTATGGTTATGTACGAAAATGTAAAGTATCCTCATATTTTTTATCAACAAAAAATTAAGGGAAGTATTTTGAAATATAAGCATAATGCCGTTTATTTTTCTGAAACAAAAAACGATAGTTGTATTCCAAGACCAACCGCACCTAAATAATTACATCAACCGGTCTACAATGGCCGGTTTTTTTATTTTTAAATTAAAATCTATTTGACTTTTATATGCACATAAAATATATTGTTATTAGAGGTATATATATGATAAAATTATTAAATTTAATACATTCTTTTATTTCTGGAAAAAGATGTATGGGTTGTTATTTTTATAAAAATAAATATATTTGCATAGACTGCAAATTACATTCAAAATATTTATCATTAGATTTTTTTGATTGCTGTAAAGCTGGGAGGATAAAGTGAATGATGAAAAAATATAACGTTGATGATTTGAAATGTTGTGGAAATTGTGTTAAATATAAATTCTGTATGGATGAGTATTACGGTGATTGTATTTGTAAAGATTGGAAATGGGATAAAAAAACACAATTTGAAAGACAACAATTATAATTTATAAAAATATTTTTTTAAACGGTCTATGGTAATTCACATAGACTTATTTTTATTTACAGAGGTTATATATGTGTGAAAAAAAATCTTATTATGCTATCATACCGGCAAACGTTAGATATGATAAAAGATTAAACGCTAATGCCAAATTATTATACGGTGAACTAACTGCGCTAAGTAACGAAAAGGGTTATTGTTGGGCAACAAATAAATATTTTTCAGAATTGTATGAAGTATCTATCGAGACGGTTTCTAGATGGATTTCAAGACTAAGAAAATATAATTATATAAAAATAGAAATGACTTACAATGGAAGTCAAATAATTGAAAGAAAAATATATATAGATTTTAACATTGACGAAAAGATCAATACCCCTATTGACGAAAACGTCAAGACCTCCCAACAAAAAGATCAAGAGGGTATTGACGAAAAGATCAATACCCCTATTGACGAAAACGTCAAGGATAATATTACATTATATAATAATACAGTTAATAATACATATAATATATATATAGATAAAATTAAAAAACTATTTTCAATATGGCTAAATTCCAATTTAACAAGTCACAAGTGGAATGTAGTTGAAAAACAAATATTTCAAAAAAATGGAAAAATAAAAGAAAAATATAAAGAAATGCTTGACGAAAACACAATAGATTATTATATTGATTGCATACATGATTATGGTGAAATAAAAAATAATCAAACAAGATACTGGTATAATCACAGATGGGATTTTTGGGATTTCATTATTAGGGGTTATTTGAAATTTGGAAAAGAATGTAATCCAAAAGAAAGTTTTCAAATTACAAATAATAAAGATAGAAAAAATATGCAAATAATTAGTGATACTGAAAAAGCATATTTATTATTAAAAAATACGGGTTTAAAAAAATGATAAATGATAAAGAAAATTTATTTAATATCAAAAGTTTAGAATTGGCTGCGTATTACAATCAAACTCCAATATTTGGTGATAAGGTTCACCCACGTGTTGATGGTTTTTATAAATTTTGTTTGGAAAATATAAACGAAAACAAAATTGATTTGTTTATAAAAAAAATAAAAGAAACTTGTTTGTTTTATCCAATATTAAAAGAATTATCTGATATATATAATTCAGGTGAATATAAAAATATTGAAGAAATAGAACAAACAACGTTATATTTGGAAAACATTAAATTTACAAATAACGAACAAAATGAACATGATCCAATAGTTCGTGGTGAATGTAGAAGATCAGATATAGATTTGGCTATAAGACAATTAGAATGTGCTAAAAAAAATCCATTTTTGAGGTAAGCGAATGAAAACAATGTTTTTAATTCCATGCAAAGAACACAGTACGTTAGATCACAAAAATAGATTTTTATTTCCATTTTCGGTATCCCAATTAAAAAATGCAGAAATAAATCCACACGATATTTATATATATACGGATGATGAATATATAAAAAAAATGGCCATTGATAATAATTATAAAATAATTTTTCGGTCTAGTATGTATTCAAAATCAGAAACCCAAATAAAAAAATGTCTTGAGGATATTTTTTATAAAACACCTTGGATGAATGATTATTATGACACCGTAATGATGTTATACTTAACTTTTCCGCTTAGGTCTAGTACGCACATTTTGGATATATATAAATATTTAGAAAATGAAAATTTTAAATCTTTAATTACGGTTAAAAAAATAAATGGACGCATGACTCCCGCTAGGATGTTGGATGTAAATTATAATCCAGTATGGTTTAACGAGAACATGGTAAATAGACAAGATTTTCCAATTTTTTGGGAGAGGTTCGGTTATATTATAGCTTTTAGAATAGATGAAATTAAAAATTTAAATAATCAACTTTATAATAAGGATTCTGTTTTTTATGAAATTGATAGAAATGAAAATACAGAACTGGACATTGATTCAGAGGACGATTTTGTTGAATTTATGAAAATTTTAGCGAGGTGAAAATATGTATATAATAGCAGAATGTGGTGTTAACCACGAGGGAAATATTGAAACGGCAAAACAAATGATTTATGCCGCAAAAGAAGTAGGTGCGGATGCTGTTAAGTTTACGTGTTATATTGCTGAAAATTATATAAATAAAAATTTTAAAGAACGATTCAAGTTAGCTAAAAAATTTGAATTATCAAAAGAAAATTTTATTGAATTACATGATTTAGCTAAAAAATGTAACATTGAATTTATTTTAACACCGCTTTGTTTTCAAACTTTGGAATTTGCAAGAAAATATTGTAATATTATTAAAATTGCTAGCGGTGACATTATATATTCTAATTTTCTATATGCTGCATCTCAAACAGATAGAGAAATAATAATTTCAACTGCCGCTAGTAATATACTGGAAATAAAAAATGCAGTTAGAATGTTAGAAGTGCACAGACGAAGCATAACCAATACAGTATCAATATTGCATTGCATTGCATCATACCCGACACAACAAACAGATGTTAATTTAAATTCAATTTTATATTTAAGGGAAAAATTTCCAAATAATATAATTGGATATTCTGATCACACAAATGATACGTTTGCTTGTGAATTGGCCGTATTGATGGGTGCTCAAATAATAGAAAAACATTTTACGTTAGATAGAAACGGAAAAACTTTTCACGATCATTTTATTTCTGCAAATACGGATGAATTTAAAAAAATGGTTGACAAAATAAGATTTATCCCGTATATGTTGGGTTTAAAAGAAAAAAAATGTTTTTTATGCGAAATAGAGAAAAGGGATTATTTGCGCAGGGGTATGGTTGCCATAACCGATATAGGTTGCGGAGATACGATTACAAACGAAAAAATTAAAATGGTGAGGCCCAAAATATGAAAGTATTGGTAACTGGATCAAGTGGATTTATTGGAAAAGCATTTTGTGAAAAATTAAAAGATAATTACAAGATAATAAATTATGATTTTCCTGATGATATTCTAGATGAAGAAAATTTAAAAAAATCCATAAAAAAATCTAACATTGTAGTACACATGGCCGCTATTGCGGATTTAAATGATTCAGCAAAAGATAATGATAAGAATTTTGAGGTAAATATTCGTGGAACATATAACATAGCAAAATATTGTGCCAAATACAATAAGAAATTATTATTTATTTCCACATGCTGCGTGTATGGAAATTCTTATGATAAAATCGAAAATGAAGAAAGTTATCCAAACACAAAAGAGGTTTATGCGTGCTCAAAAATGGCGGGTGAATATATAATTAAGGGTATGGTTGGGTTAAATTATATAATTGCAAGAATTGGTACTACATACGGAATAGGACAAAGAGATAATCTTTTTACTGCCATTGCATTTGAAAAAATTATTAACAACAAAACCATACACATACATGGTGATGGAAAACAAACTAGAAATTTAATTTACATAGATGATCTTGTTAATGGTTTAATCAAGTCAGTTAATTATTTGCAAAATGTTGACTGTAATGAAATAATAAATATATGTGGTGATGAAGAAATTTCTGTGTGGGATGTTATAAATATAGTAAAGGAATTAACACATTTGAATTGTAAATATGTTCATATGGGTGACAGATACGGTCAAATTAAAAGTGAAAAAATAAGTATATGTAAGGCATCTAAATTATTAAACTGGTATCCACTAATTACATTTTATGATGGAATGACTAAAATATATGAAGACTATCTGAATAAATTAAAAATAGTTGAAATTATAAAAAATGATTGACATTTTAATTATAATTTATTATATTAACCGTGAGGTTGAAGCATGAAGGAAATACCAAATTGTACATTGTGTTCTAATCTAGTTGAGGTTAGTTTTAATTTCAATATAGATGTAAATTATGATTTACGTCAATGTGGTGCGCAGGGATATAAAGAAACAAAAAAATGTTATAATTCATCAAATTGCAAAAAATTATATAAAAAAATAGAAGAAGTAGAGGAAACATGAAAACATGCGAGGAATGTAAAAGATTTTATGATGATGATTGTAAAATGGAAATAGAAGTAGAGGAAATTTTAGAGCAAATTTGGGCGGATTTTTTTGAAAACGAAATAAGAGAAACGAAAACAATGTTGATTGGTTATTCTTGGTTGGAATTTCGTTGTAAATATTGTGCATTTTTTAAATAATAAATAAAAAGAGGTTATAATATGAGTACAGGTTTTTTATATTTAATTACAAAACTAGACGATATAATTACACTTTGTTATATTTTCTATGGTATGTCTATTGCAGTAATAGTTTTACTTTTTATAATGTGGGGTTGTACTTTTTTAACATTTGAAGATAGAATTATAAATAAGGACATATATAATTTAAAAAAGAAGATGTTTAAAAAGAGTATAATTGTATTCTCTATCCGACAAATCCTTGGATTTATTGAATATTAAAATGAATGAATATATTAAAAATTTAAAGAAAGGTAAGTAAGATGAGTTTTAATTTAGAAAATTATGAAAATGTTAAATCTAGAAAAAAAAGATTTTATGTAGATTATCCAGACGGGCGCATTCTTGTTAAATTGCAAAACGAAAATATTCTTGAATACGCTTTATTTTGTTGTAATATATACAAGAATAAAGAAGATCAGGAAAAAAATTTAATTTTTGCATCCGGAAACGCTCTTGAAATAAGAGAAACAGAAAAGCTGGTGAGTCGTTCCGGAAGTGAATATGAAAGCGTTAACTATTCTAGCTGGTGTGAAAATGCAGAGGAAAGCGCAGTAGGAAGGGCTCTGGATAATGCAGGATACAATAATGGATTCTGTTCCAAAGAGGAAATTGTAAAGGCAAAAAAAGATAATAATTCTAATAATACATCACAAAAACAAAAAGAAAAATATAGGGGTAACCAAAAAATTGCCCTAGCAATGATTTCTAAAATAACGGATGATGCAAGTTTGAAAAATTTTTACGATGTTTGCAGTAGGTATGATTGGAACGAGTCGGAACTAGTTGAACAAACAGAGTTTTTGAAAAAGCAAGGACTAATATGACATATCGATATTATTGTAAATGCGGTTATGTGGTTGTGTATGAAATGGATTTATTTAATAAGCCATCTAAATATATAATTTGTCGAAAATGTGGAGCTAAAATTGAGGTAAATGAATGAATAAAAATGATTGTAAAATTTTTTATAATAATTGAGGTAAGAAATGAAACTATATAAATTAACAGAGAAAGACAACACTACAAAAAACAATATGAAATGGAAAATAGGAAATAAAAATATTGTACGAAAATGTAGCAATCCAGAACTTTGCAGTGGAGACGTAATCCATGCGTACAAAGATTTGAATTTCGGATTACTGATGAATCCGCGTCACGCTAATATAGACAATCCCAATATATACGAGTGCAAAGGCAAAGTGGTGGTTGAAGATTGGGATAAGGTTGGAGTATTTGAGTTAACACCGATAAAGAAGTTGAAAACACCGGCATGGTATAAAGATGAAGAAACTAGGAAGCGAGTATATATACGATTTGCGATATTATGTGCGGAAGCAGTACTACCGATTTGGAATGAAAAATATCCAGAAGATGCTAGACCACGTAATGCAATAGAAGCAGCAAAGAAATATTTGAAGACCGGAAAAATAGATGCTGCTTATGCTGCTGATGCTGCTTATGCTGCTGCTAATACTGCTGCTTATGCTGCTAATGCTGCTTCTGCTGCTGCTAATGCTGCTGCTAATGCTGCTAATGCTGCTTATGCTGCTTATGCTGCTTCTGCTGCTGCTGCTGCTTATGCTGCTGCTGCTGCTTATCGTTCAAATAAAGAAATAGATTTTATAAAATTAGCTAATGAAGCTATAGAAATTGATGGAAAATGAAAAAAGAAATATATTCAAAAATATTAAATGAAAAATTTTATATAGATGAAAATTACAATGCAATATTTGAAAAATGTAAATACACCAAGCGTGAAATGGAATTGATAAAAAATTCAGAAAAAGAAATAATTTGCTTGACACATAAAATTAAGTGTGAATTTAATGGTCAGGTTGGATTATTATTAAATAATAATATTTTGTGGGGTGAATTGTGACATATAAAGAAAAAATAATTAAGTTTATGCAGGAAAAGAATAAGATAATAAAAAAACATACTGGAATAATATATTTTAATGAAAAAGACAAAAATGATATTTTGAGTTGGTCTGAAAAAGATTGTAAAAACATATATTTGAAAATACTTGACCATGTAACACAAAAATATGTATTTGGTATGGGTTGGGTGGTTTGTCCATATTGCATTAAATATTTATCACCGGATAAATTTAATTGTCATAGGTGTGAATATGCAAAAAATCATGGTGAATGTTTATCGACTGATAGTGTGTGGAATAAGGTGTCAAATTGGAGATCAAAACCAGGTAAAAGAATTTACGATATAATGGATGATAAATTTTATGATAATTTAATAAAAAAAATAGAAGGTAATAAATGAATAAAATAAAATATTTAATTTATCGTTTTAAGTGGAATTATTTTCCAAAACTAAATATAATTTCAGGTTGTCCTACGCACTTAGACGTAGAATTAACCAATAATTGCAATTTAAAATGCAAAATGTGTGTACATTCAAATAAAGAAAAAAATTTCAGTATAGGCAACATGAGGTATGATCTTGCGGAGCAAATTATTATTGAAGCCGCCACAATCGGTGTTAGTTCGATAAAATTTAATTGGCGCGGTGAGCCTACTTTATATAAAAGATTACCCGACATAATCAAATTTGCAAAAAATCTTGGCATATTGGAGGTTGCCATAAATACTAATGGTTTATTGCTGGATACCGATTTTTCTAAAAATTTAATTGAATCCGGTCTTGATAAGATCATTTTTTCTGTAGATGGAATGACGAATACATCATACAAAAAAGCCCGCGGAGCAAATTTACAAAAATTATTACATAATATAAATAATTTTTACACAACACGAAATTTGGAAAAAAGTAATTGTAAAATAAAGATACAAATGGTTAAAAATTCCTATAATGAATCCGAGGTTGATTATTTTATGGAATACTGGAAAAATTACGCTGACGAAATAAGAATTACGAATTGCGCAGATAGAAGCACAAATAAGGAAATTTTATTGGACGGACGAAAAATTGTAGGTAGGAAAAATTGTTATTTCCCGTGGCAGAGACTTACAATTGCGTGGAACGGTTCGGTTTATGCGTGTTGTGCGGATTGGTTCGGAAAATATAAGGTTGGAAATATTAAAAAAAAATCTATTAAAAAAATTTGGAAAAATGAAGCCATGAATGTTATTAGAAAAAAATTATTAAATAATAATTTTGAAATTCCATCGTGTGTTGATTGTATGTCAAATGAATCTTACATTTTTGAGGTAAGTAAATGAAATTATATAAATTAACGGGGGTGGCGGAGCATCAAAAATAGGAATCCTGAAATAATGATTGATAGGAAAGGCGGTCTTTGGAGTATAGACGCAAAAATTCATAATTTTAACAGGGGTGATTAAAATGTTTAAATATAAAAAAAATGCAAAATATTTATTATTGTTACTTTGGCCAGCTATTCCAGCTTTACTATTTTATGGAATACGGATCATAAAATTATTTTTTAAATATTGTTTTATTTTAGATGGAATATTATCTGTTTATTTCGGTTTTCTTGCATATTTATGTATTTTCATATTGTTTATACTATTTATATTCTTTATAAAAATACCAATAAATGTTATAAGTGGATGCTATAATGGGGAACAAAATTAAGTATTTAAAAGAGGTAAGAAATGTATAATATAACAAGTTTTTGTTACAGAAAAGAAATAATAAAAAAAGTATCAAAAAACTGTAATTATGGTTTATTCGATTGTTTATTTAAAAACCATGCATTAGAAAAACATAATTATAATTGCAATAGTGGAATAGTCAAAAATGAATTTTTATTCATAGGTGATAGTCGTATTGCTGGAGGTGATTGGAATAGATTGGAAATTGCAAAAAAAATTAAAATTGATAAGCAAGCAATAGGTGGTACAAGAGCAAGCGAATGGAGCAAGAGAGTTTGTATACAGCACATTATAGATATAAATCCAAAACTTTTATTTATAGGTGTTGGCGGAAATGACATTGGAAGTGGTCAAAGCTATCAATCAATTATCGGTGATTTACAAAAAATTATATTTGCGGTAAAAAGATATTGCCCACAAACAGAAATATTTTTTCATTGCTGCCTTCCTGTTCTCGTACACGGAAAGGCGAAAAATGAGGAAATAAGAAAATTTAATGAACAATTATATTTTTTATGTGAACATAATAATTGTGGATATATTGGAATATTTGAAGTATTTAATTGCACACAATCGCAAATAATTAAAATAAAAAACGGAAGTGTTATTTTAAATGATTCTATTTCCGTAAGATATTTGAATATGGATGAATTACCGTGGTATACCAGATCGTACGATAGACTTCCAGTACACCTAAATAGCGCTGGGTATGAATTGTGGTATAAAGAATTAGACATTTATTTTAAAAATAATTTGGTATGGTATTAAATATGGAATTTAAAGAATATTGTGAATATGAAAAAAATATTAAATATTTAAAAAAAAATTTAAATTATGATTGTTTAAATGCTATGAATAATTTTACAAAAACATGTGATAATGAAATTTTTGAAATAACAAATTATAAACATAAAATAAAAGGTGATATATGGAATGGGTATATTAAATATATTTTATATGCTTTATTGTTAATGCAAATAATCTCTTTTTTCTATTTATTGTTTCATTTATTGGGTGTAATATGAATGATATAATTAAATTTGAAAATAACGAAATTGATATAATAAAGAATCCAGAAAATTATCCAGTTGAAACGGTTGGTATCGTATATTTGAAAATAAAAAAATTAAATAGTAATATATATGAAACACAGAAAAAATTAGAGCATTTTATATTCAATAATATGATTGCAGATAATGCGACAAAAATGATATTAAAAGAAAACAACAACAATATAGAGTTTAATATTGTAAACGGAAAAGTCGCATTTAAGGATGGAATTGATGTTGAGTTAGCCATGAATGGTTTTGATCCAAACAAATATGGAAAATTTGAATACATACCTAGCTGGACTAAAATCAAAGAAGCTAGGAAATTAGGGGGAGAATTAAAAGAAATTATTGACGAATTTATAATTGATTGTGAAAAAAAATTAAGTATTTCCAAGAAAAATGCTTGACTATTTTTTTATATTTAGTATATTATATGTAGGCAAGAGCATAAAGGAGCAGCGGGCAATAATCCGCGAGAGGTTCGAGTCCCTCAAAATGCCACAGTTTTATGGAGTTCTTAAAACCACAGACGTATCCAGAGAACGGTAACTGGACGAGACGCAATCGTCAACTGTGTTGGCACACTGGAAAATTAGACAAATCGTACAGTGACGTGTTGGGTGGCTTATGGTTAGTTTGTGCTCACCATAGCACAAGTTGGTTCGATTCCAGCCCATCCAGATGAGAAAATCAACTTACATATATAGAGTTAGAAAAAACTCTAAATTAAATAAAGATATTTTTAAAGAAAAAGTTTATAAATATACCAGTGAAAATTATAAACTTGAAAGAATGATATTTTGTGGTATTTTTGAAAGTAAGTATTTTTTTGAGGCTAGGTGGGAAACGATATAATTCAACTCCTCCTTAAATTTTTTATAGCAGGGGAGAGGGCTATAATCTACGCCAATATAGTAGATTCTCTCCTCTGTTATTTTTCAAAAGGGTAAATATGGAAATATTTAAAAATGATATAGAAGCAAATCATTATAGCCTTTTTGTTGTTTCTGACGTACACGAGGGAAACGCTGGACATAACGAAAAAGAATTTGATCTAGCAATATCCTACATAAAAGAAATATCAAAAAGTCGAAAAGTAGAAGTTATTTTAAATGGTGATATAATAGATTGTATAGAAATTTCCGATAAAAGATTTAGTCCTGTAGAAATTGCAGAAAAGTACAGCCTAAGAGACCTAAAAGACTTGCCTCGGAAACAGGCAGATTATGTTATAGCTAAATTGGAAAGTATAAAAGATTTAATTTCTTATGCATGCATCGGAAACCACGAAGAGTCCTACATAAAGGAGCACCATTTTGATGTGTATGACTACTACTGTCAATTACTTGGATGTAAAAAAATGGGTTATTTTGGAATAATTAGAAATTCTTTCTATACCGGCAATGGTCATGCCGGACTAAGTGTGGATATTGGTGTTACGCATGGAAAAGGTGGCGGCGGGATGACGGATGGATATGCCTTAAACTACGTTCACAAGGTATGGGATATGTGGAATGTGGATTTTGGTGTGGTTGGGCACATACATAATCCAATTGTAGATTTTTCTTTTCAATATAAAATAGGTATAAATTTAGAACTAAAAAAGAAAAAAAAGATATATGCTGTTGCACCTTCTTTTTTGGAAACTTTTAATATTGGATCGAGTGGATATATGGAGGGAAGGCAGTGCGCAAGGGCTACCAAAATAGGGATATTGGAATATACTATAGATAGAAAAAACGATGGATGGAGTATAGACGCAAAAATTCATAATTTTAACATAGAGGATTGAAAAATGGTTGACTTAGCACACATGGCTTATGATTGTCTCAACAAGGGAAGAGAAAGGGCTCGTTTTAAATCAGAAAAAACTTGTCATTGTCAGGTCTGCAGACAAAGAGGTATTGCCACAGAAATGATAACCGTATCATATCCAAACACTGGATCAAATTCAAAATTTCATGTTAATTGTTGGAAAAAAAAGAAATTTTATAATAAAATATACACTAAAAGAATAGTTTTATACCCAGAGGGCATATGTATTTATTAGCAGGATTTATATTATCTATTTTAATAATATTATTTCTTTTACGGGAAAAACATATATCATTTAGGGAATATTTTTTTGAAATTTTAATAATAATTTGCTTGACAACTTTTCTATGGTGGGTAATATTGGTTATGTTTTTTATATTTATTTATACTAAAATTAAGGGTTTTATAAATATAATTTTAGGAGTTTAATTATGGATGAGGATTATTTAAATATATTTTATGTAAGTATAATAGCCTATTTAATAACAATGTTTTCAATTTTAGAATGCACACAAAAAAGAAATGTATATATCATACAGGATGCAAAATATATCCAGCTACAAAAAAAATACAAATGGCTAAACAAGAACTTATATGATATAGTTTTAGAAAATTCAAAAAGATATAATATAGATCATAAATATATAATTGCCATAATTGACGTGGAAAGTAATGGTAATCATAGGGCTGTTGGTAAATCAAACGATTTGGGACTAATGCAGGTTATACCCAAATATCATTATAAAAATAAAAATAAAAATGATTTATTTATACCAGAAATAAATATTAAAGTGGGATGTGGTTATTTGAGAGATTGCTTAAATAAGGCCGGTGGTAAAAAATGGTTGGCAAGTATTTATTATAATGCGGGTATGAGTTGTAATATAAGTAAATATAATAGGTGGTGGTATATAAAAAAAATAATAAGGAATACAAATGTATAATATAAAGTCCGACCAAGATTTGGAAAAATTTTTGGAATATTGGATAGATGTTAATAAATTTTTGGTTTATCCAATAAATTCCACATTTGATAATGTAAAGAGAACTGAAATAAGGGTTGTTTTGCCATCTGTGTGTGATGATGAATTTCAATTTTTTCAGGAAGTTATATCTAAATTTGTGGTAGAATTTCACGAGAGATTAAATAATAAAATGGAGCAATAAATTTTTTGAATAAACAAATATTTCAGGTACCGGTACAATTTCAAAAAGCATCAACTCTTTCAAATAGTGTACGTATAGTATTCGATACGCAGGAAAATATCAGTCAAGAGCAATTTTCAATATTATTTGGAATGGCTGGAATGAAAAATGTTGGTTGGTTGACATTTAGTTCGTCGCAGGTTGAGCCTAATGACCTAATCAACCTACCAGAAATAAAAAAATCTGACAACAAAACACCCAGTCAAAGACTTTATGCTGTTATTTTTATTTTATGGAAGCAAGACAATCATGGCTATGATACGTTCGATGGTTTTTATAATTGGTATATGGAGCAAATCATAGACAAAATAAAAGGTAAATTATTATGAAAATATGGTTTTATTTTACTTTTATTGCTGCATTATTTATAAATATGTTTTTACTTTTTTGTGGTTTAATACAGGGGGTTATCTCAATTTATATTTTATTATTTTGTTTATTTTTATTTGAAATGTGTGATACGTATGTGTAATGGTTGTTATTGGTTCAATAATGTTAAAAAATTTTGCAGATTAACAGCCAAAGCACAGTCAATTTGTAAATTAAATAAATTTAAAAATTTCGATAATAAGAATTTTTTTAGTTTAGATGAAGGGAAGAAAAATGAGGTAAAATGAATATAGGAATAATAATTTTAGCACGCATAGATTCCGAGAGACTTCATAAAAAAGTATTACAAAAAATTGCCGGTAAAACTGCGATTGAAATTTTAATAGGAAAACTACAAAATCCCAAATATGAAATTATTCTTGCCATACCGGTTGCGGATATTGAACTTGAAAAAATCGCGTTCAAACACGGAATAAAATGTTACAAGGGGCAAAATGATTCACCCATGCATAGATTTTATGAGTGTGCCCAACAAAATGATTTTGACAATGCGGTTCGTATTACATCGGACGATATTTTTATTGATACATATTTACTTTATGAGCAAATAGAAAAGCATTTAAATTCAAATTCTGATTATACTTTTATGAGGCAATGTCCCGAGGGGGTGGCTGGCGAGGTAATAAAAATATCATCACTAAAAAAAGTAATAGATAAAATAGGAAATAAATCCATAGAATTTTTTCATTATTATTTTAGAAATAAATGTTTCAAGATATATGAATATATACCACCTAAAAGTTATAGATATAATTATCGCCTAACAATGGATTATGAAGAAGATTTATTTTTAATTAGAATACTTTATCTTTTTTTGCAAGAGCCCTTTACGACATTGGATATTATAAATTTTCTTAAAAAGAATAAATTCTTACTCCAATTAAATAGACTTCCGGAAATTACTATTTTTACGTGTTCCTATAATACGGATAAATATATTTTTGAAACATTTGATAGTATTTTCTCGCAAACACTTAAAGATTTTGAGTATATAATTGTTGACGATAATAGTACAGATAAATCGTGTAATTTAATTTTGGAATATTATTCAAAATTAAATAATGAACAAAGGAAAAAAATTAAATTATATAGAAATTCGGAAAATTTAGGTTTGACTCATTCCAGTAATTTAGCGCTTTGTGCGGCACGCGGAAAATATATTGTTAGGGTTGATTCTGACGATGTTATAAAACCAGATTTTTTACAGGAAATGCTGGAGACAATAAAACTTAATTCTGTGCAGGCCGTTATTTCTGGATATGACGAAATTGACGAAAAAGGTAATTTCATAAAGGAAGTGTGTGATAATATGTGGCACGCTGGTTGCAGTTTTTTTATTAAAAAAATAGTTAATGATATGAAATATAAAAATGATATAAAATATCTAGAGGGAACAGAATTTTTTAATAGATTTAAAAATGAGTTTAGATATATGTACATAAATAAACCATTATGGAAATATAGACGTAGAAAAAATCAAAAAAGTCAGGAAAGTGATCATCCAAATAAAATATTAAATAAAGAGGTAATATGATTGAACTAATGCAGTGTCCTATATGTGGAAATAAACATTTTAAAAATCTAGATTATATGAGAGATCAACTCTATTGGTATAATTTGGATTTAAAAGAAAAAAATGAACCTATAGGATTTGAAATTTGTCTGGAGTGTGGATTTGTTACATACAATTACATGGAAATTGAAAAATTAAAACAGCATTATGACAGAGAAAGACCGGTTATGAATGCAAACAATATTGTTACGTGCAATAGAAAAAATGAATATCATTCAAAATTTTTAAAAGAATTTTTTGAAAATGTTAAATTTAAAAACAACATTTTAGACGTTGGATGCGCACAGGGTGCATTCCTTAATTTTATGCAGCATAAAATTGCAGAAAAAACAGGTTTATGTGTATCTAAAATTGGAACATACGGTACGGAATGGTCGAAAGGATTTAGAAATTTTGCAAAATATGAATATTGTTTAGAAAATATTACAACTGAAATTATAGAGCAGCAGTACACATTTATATCTTATTACCACGTTTTGGAGCATATTCAGTATCCCGAATTTGAACTTAAAAAAATAAGAAAATTACTTTCGGACGATGGATATTTATATGTTTCAGTTCCAATTTGGTTTGAAAAATTAGATGAGCCCAGCATGTCTGATTGTAGAGATTTTGAAAATTTATTTCACTTAAATCATATAAATGTTTTTTCAAAAACATCATTTAAAAATTTACTGAAAAAATGTGGATTTGAAATTATAAAAGAAAACAATATATATTATGGATATACTGTATTGTGTAAAAAATGTGAAATAAGTAATAATATAGAAAAAGAAAATCCAGAGGAAATAGAAAAGAAATTAAATAATTATAGAGACGCAATTGAATTATTTAATCAAAAAAAATATTTAGATGCTATAAATTTAGTTCCAACTTATACCGATGCATATTTAGGATTATCTCTGGACAGAGACAATATGAAAAATTTCGAGATACAAAAAGATATACTTTCAAAATGTATTGAAATAAATAAAGATGATATAAAAATTTTACTTAGATTGGCAAAACTTTTTTTACAATGGGATGAAAATACACCTGAAAAATCTGGATTTTTTTCTAACAATATAAAAGAATCAGAGAGAATTTTTAATTATTTGCTAGATATAAAGGGTGGCAATGAGGAAGTATATTGGTATTTATCAAAAATAGAATTTTTCTATAAAAAGAATATCGACAAAGCAGTTGAACACATGCGAAATGTATATAAAATAAATCCATTTAAATATTTTGACTGCATAAATCAAATTGCGATGTATTGGAAAGCGAAATAAATATGCAATTTAATTTTGAATTAACACCGAAGCAAACAGAATTTATAAATAATAAATCAAAATATTTATTAAATTCTGGCGGTGTTGGATCAGCCAAAACAATTGGATTGGTTTTAAAAACAATAAAATATTTGGTAACGTATCCAAAAATTTTCATGTTGGTAGGGGCACAAACGTATCCACTTCTAAGGGATACCACACTTAGGGAATTTATATCTTTTTGTCCGGTAGATATAATAGAAAAATATAATAAAACAGAACAACATTTTTGGTTTAAAAATGGTTCGGAAGTTATTTTTAGAACTGCCGAAGACGAGAGTACAAAAAGAGGTTATACTTTTGGAGCTATTGCCCTTGATGAATTAACTGGAATAAATTACGATACATGGAAAACATTAAAAACAAGATTAAGGCAAATAGGAAATTATCCATTACAGATGTTTGCTTGCACAAATCCGGCAGATTTTAATCATTGGATTTACAAGGAATTTATTGAAAATCCAATTGTAAATTCTGGAGTTGTTTATAGTACTAGTTTCGATAACCCTTATTTACCAAAGGAATATTTAGAAGACTTAAAGAATTTTGCGGATCGTAATCCAGAATATTTTGAACGCATGGTTATGGGTAAGTGGGGTGCACTTGAAGGTGTAATTTATAATTTACCTATGATGCAACGTGTTGATAATATGTTTGAAATAAAATATTACAATGAGATTTGGGCTGGTTTAGATTTTGGTTTTACGCACCCAATGGGGCTCGTGGTTGTAGGATATCGTGATCCAGAATATTACATATTAGATGAAATATATAAACATAAATTATCAATAACAGAACTTATAGAAAATGTTAAGTTAAAAGTTATGCAATGGAATATAGAAATTATTTACTGTGATCCAAGCAGACCAGAAATAATAGAAGAATTGGTTAGAAATGGATTGAATGCCGTTTCTGCCATAACAAAAGATAAATTTGCACAAATAATGTTTATTAAGGGTTTAATTGGTGGCGGTATTTTAAAGGTAAATAAGGAATGCACATACACGCTTAGGGAGTTTGATTCTTATGTGTGGGACAAAAGAAGCGTAAAGGAAATACCATTGAAAATAAACGATGATTGTATGGATGCTATGCAATACGCTATTTGTAGTAGAAAAATGAATATCGATGGTGAATATTTTGAAGAAATTGGTGAGAGGAAATTTTTATGAAAGGGGTAATTTTATATGGAAATAATTAAAGAATTAAGAATTAGGGAAAAATTCACAAAAGGATTCTTGCGTGGCAATAATGTATATGAAATAATTATACATGGTACTGGCGGTGGTTCAACCGCGGAAGGTATGTTTAATTGGATGTTAACGGGTGAAAGACAGGAGAGATATAAGCAGGGAATAGGTCTTTTTCATTATCTCATAGATCGTCAAGGTAAAATTTATGAAATTATAAGTCCTGAGATGTGGGTTTACCATAGTGGAACAGGAAAACATGATTCAGAAACAATAGGAATCGAATTGATAAATACATCATCAAAAAATTTAGATGAATTTACATCAAAACAATATGAATCTTTAGACTTTTTAATTGATTATTTATTACAATACTATTACATAGAAATTATAGAGGGGCACGGTCAATGTCAAAAAAGACTTACTGGTATTTATAAACAGTGCCCAGGTAATTTTGATTGGAACGCGATAACACCAATAGGATTTGAAATAAAAAACGAGAGTTTAATAAAAATAAGGTAAATTAAATGGATGTTGATAAAAAATATCTAAATAGTACCGATAATGAATTTAAAGAAATTTGGAAAAATAAAGATAATATTCAAATTTTCCCAGTTGTTTATAAATTATTCGACGTTGAAAGACAGGTTATAGCGTTGGTGCTGCCAGATCACATGTCGGATGATTATTGTGTCGAGAAATATATTGATATGATTTCTCAAATGATAAAATCTGAGTTAAAAAATTATGCAGAAAATTGATTTACAGAAAAAACCAAAAAAGAAAAAAAACAATAAAAAATTATTAAAGAAAAAATTAGATGAGATATTTTCTTTATATATTAGAAAAAGGGATAATTATACATGCTTTATATGTGGAAAAATTGGATATGACAATGATGGGGATATGCAATGTAGTCATTTATTTTCAAGAAACAGCCTTAATACAAGGTGGAATGAAAAAAATGCAACATGCATGTGTAAATCGTGCCACTTTAAACATCACAGCAATGATTCTGAAATATATAGAAGGAAATATGTTATTATTTTTAGTGAACACCAACTAGATGAAATTTACTTTAGATGGAATAAATCTAGTTTTGTAAAAATAACAAATGAATTTTATGAAAGTAATATAGAATATTTTAAAAATAAATTACATAATTTAGTTTTAAATCATATAAGAGGTTTGTAAATGTTTAATAAAATAAGATTGTATTTTTTTGAAAGACGTGTACATAAATTAAGAAAAAAAATGTATAAATATGATTATATTGATTATTTGGAAAAAATGAATTTTTTTGATAAATTTATTGAAATATTAAAAAGGAGAACAAAAAAATGTTTATAAAAATTAAAGATAGAATTATAAATACAAACAAAATAATTTGTGTTTATAAAATAAATTATGATGAATTTATTCCACATACATATACGTGTGTTCTAAAATTGGATGAAGGTAGTTGTGAAGTTGATTTTGATTCTAAAAATGAAAGAGATTCTTATTATGAAAGTTTATATGGAAAATTACGGGAGTGTGATTAATGAAAATAAAAAAACAAGAATTATTGATATTTTTAGATTTAAGTTACAATTTATTATCTAATATAGAGACAAGTGATATAATAAACGATGAAATTGTTGATATTTGGGTTTCCGAGTTGGATAAATTATATATAAAGATACGAGGTTATTAAGTGAAAATAATTAAAGATTTTTTTTATGGTGAAAATAAATTTCAACCTGTTTATTTTTGGATAACATTATTTTTAATAATGGTTTTAATTTCATTTATTTTGAAATTAACAATTGTTGTTTATAATTTTATAAATAATAATCCAGTTGATTTTTCTGATACATTTACGCTTGGTGTTTTGGCGTTGGTTCAGGTTTGGGCTGGTATTTATAATTGGAACAATAAAAATAAACAAGAAAAAAAAGAAAATATTGAAAAATAATTTGACAAATTGCTAAAAATTTAGTATATTATAGGTAGTATGATTAAAACATTTTTACAACAAATATTTGTAATTTCCATATGTAGTATTATACTTTATTTTTGTTTTTACACCATGAGTGGAATAGAAATTCCAATAAATGAAATTTTTTGTGTATACGGTGTACTTTTTTTGAGTTATCAAATCGCTGAAATTAAAAACAAAAAAACTTAAAAGTAGCCAAACGGTGAGAAAATATGATTGACTGATCCAAATTTTATAGAATCTTCTTCAATCGACTCTAGTTATTATTCTAAGTATCAACTTAGGCCATACAACCCATCCGAAATTTATCAAAAACGGGGTGATTATTCACTTTTTGACGAAATGCGTGAAGACGATCAGATATGGTCTTGCTTGGCATTAAAAAAAATTATAACATTAAATTCAAAATGGACAATAAAGTCCGAAAATCAAGAAGTTGTGGATTTTATTACGTATGTTTTCAATAATTTGGATGACATATTTATTAAAAAATTGTATGAAATATTTTCGGCGTATGATTATGGGTTTAGTGTAACCGAAAAAATTGCAGAACTAAGGGACACGCCTTTTGGAAAAAAAATAATATATAAAAAACTTGCCACACGAGCGCCGCACACATTTGAAATAAGACTGGATGATTTTGGAAATATAATAAAATTAATACAGTATTTATCAAACGGAAACAAACAATTAGATTTAAATAATTTTATAATTTTTAGCTACAATAAGGAGTTTGATAATCCTTATGGGCAAAGTGATTTAAATAAGGGTGTTTATAGGGCTTGGTGGTCAAAGGATGCAATTATAAAATTTTGGAATATATATTTAGAGAGATTTGGAAGTCCTACGGCTGTAGGAAAAATACCAAGGTCTGCCGGATCAAAAGAACGAGAGGATTTCATAAAGGTTATGAAAAATTTGCAGTCGAAAACTGCAATTACGATACCGGCGGATTTTGAACTCATGTTGCTACAGAGTACTAATTCGGCTGGAGAATTTGAAAGTGCGATAGATAAATATAACACAATTATAGCCAGAAAACTTCTTATACCAGACTTGATGGGATTCAGTGGCGGAAAAACGGCTGGCGGTTCTTTTGCATTGGGAAAAGAACAGTTTGATATATTCTATACTATGCGCAATTACGACAGACAGTCTATAGAAAAAATTGTTAATAAGGATTTAATAAAGCCATTATTGGAATGGAATTATATAAAAGAAGAGGCGGAGTTTTCTTTTTCACCCGTGGATGATGATCAAAAAGAATCCATGTTGAAATTATGGTTAGAGTCTGTCAAAACTGGGAAAATACCTGTAAATTTAGATACTACAAATTGGTTTTTAAGGAATGTCGATGCACCCGAAATAGAAGAAGGGGAATGGAATAAAATAGAAGAAGAAAAACAATCTTTTAAAGATACATTAAACAAAAATGACAAAGTCAATGACAAAATGAATGACAAATCATCTAATGAAAATTTAATTACGAAGAAAATGAATGACGAAAATACCAATAAAAAAGAAGAAAAAAAATCTTATTCTAATTTGCAGGAATACATCCAATACGAAAAACAAAACATAAAAGAAATTGGAAAAAAACTTGATGAATTAGATAAAAAACATGTTAAGCCTATAAGTGAATCTTACTTATTGTGCATAAATGCAATAAAAGAAGAAATATCCTCAAAAAAAATTATAGAATCCAAGAGGTTGGACTTAATAAACAAACTTGACCTTAAGTATACTACCAATAGGACTGCCTTATGGAAACAGTGCTTAAAAGATTCTTTTAATTCTGCCAAAATTACGGTTAATTATCAAATTGGATTGGACGATGAGGATGTCATATCTTGGCTAAATGAAAATGCATTGTATACATCGTTAACCGAAAATGACGAACTATTAAAACAAATAAAGGGGATACTTATTGATTCTATACGTGCGGGTAATTCTTACAGGGATACTGTGTCACAAATAGACAAAATTTCACAAAAATATGACTTAAATATTTCTGCCGGTGAGAACGTATTGTCTAGAATTGAAAATTTAGTAAGCACAAACATATCGAAAGCATTCAACGAGGCAAGGGCACAGCAATATGAAAAACTTTCAGACGAGATTATCGCTTATGAATATAGTGCTATATTGGATCAGGCGACTAGTCCTATATGTAGATCATTAAACGGGAAAATTTTTGAGCCAAGTGAAATGAGATACTATAACCCACCTAATCATTATAGATGTAGATCGTTGCTAATGCCTATATTTAGAAGTGAAAAGTTTAGTGGGTTTGATTCTATGCCGAATACAGAACAGGAAAAAGGCGGATTTTTAAAATTGATTGAAACGGAGTAATAACGGAAAATGCCGATAAATGATGGAAATTTTAGAGAGGGAAATAGGGCGGCATCACTCAAGCCTGAAATAAAAGCCGTTAGATTAGCCACAAAAGAAATGTTGTTTGAAAATTTTTCTAAATATTCGAAATTAACATTATTGGAAAACGATAATATAGATAAATCTAATATGAGCCTATTAGAATTGGGAATAATAAGATCACTTTATAATTTTTATGAAAGTGGTAATTACGATCACATAAAATATATGTTAGATCAGATTATCGGAAGGGCTAGGGAGAGTATAGAGTTATCGTCAGAAAGCAATGAAAAAATTGAAATAATATTTACGGAAAAAAAAGCATGAGTATAATATATATAGTTTTAAGTTTGTGTGTTGTGGCTTTATGTATATGGGCAATAAATAAATATTTTATAAAAAAATGGTTTGATTAAGGGGGTAGTATGGCATTTCCAACAATAACTGGCGTATATCGTTATCCATATCAAAATAGTCCAGAGAGAACTTTTTATCAGGGTTTTAATTCGGGTGGTACTGTTGGCGTTATGAAAATATTACCAACAATAACAACGTCTGGAAAGTTTTGTTTAACTAAAATGTTTTTGAATGTATCCGATCCAACCGCTGCGAGCACTATAACCATAAAATTAAAAACAGATACTATTGCAGTTTTACAGGGAACAGCCATAAATTCATGGCAATACGATTTTTCTCCATCTGGAATAGTTAGTGCAGAATGGGCAACAACAACAGCAGCAACAAATACAGTCGAACTTGTTATAGCTGGCGCAACATGTCAGGCGTCATGCTATGTGTTGGGGTATTTTATATAAATTTAAAGGAGGTTTTAGATGGCAATAACAAACACGATAGGGAGTTTTTTTGTTCCGCTTGAAAGTAAGACTACAGATTTTAGTCCCAAAAAAATGAATTATTTTCAGACTGCATCAAGTGGTGCAACCACGGCGGTTTTAAAAATAATCGGTTCCGCCACAACCGATAATCAGTATTATATTACCAATTTACATGTGGGTGTAATAAAAAAAGCAGCGGCAGCGGATGTTAAAATTCACGTAGGTGGTGATATAATAGGAATAATTGCAACTGCCACTAGCGATAGTATAGGTTTTAATTTTGCACCTATAGGACTTATGTGTGGAACTATAGCTGGAACAACTACCGCGACAACAACCCTTTCAGCTGTGGCGGGTGGTTCTTGTACTATGTATTTTGTATGTCAGGGATATACGAGGGCATAATATGGATATAAGTAATGTACCTATTTTTAGCACAGGACGTTGGAGAGGAAAGGGAAGTGCGAAAGGTGGTGACGAAATTACAATTGATTTTTTAGATTCGGTTGTGAGTACGTTTAAAGCCGTTGGGGCAAAAGTAAAACCGCGTCTTATACTTGGTCACGATAAACTACAATCAGAAAAATTTTCTGGTATGCCGGCAGTAGGTTGGCTTACTGAATTAAAAAGAGACGGTGACACTTTGTATGCAAATTTAAAGGAAGTACCGGAAAAAATACAAACACTTATAAATAAAAAGGCCTACGGGCGATTATCGCCTGCATTTTTTAAAAAATTAAACATTGATACAAAAGAGTATTTTAATGTACTCGACCATGTTGCGCTATTGGGAGCAGAGCTTCCGGCAGATATGGATTTGGATTACATGCTTACCAATGTTTACGAAAACCACCAAATTGATTTAGAATATACCGAACAGAGCCAATCTGTTACAATACCAAAGGGGGATAATATGGACGAATTACAAGAAAAATTAGAATTACTGGAAAAAGAAAAAATTAAATTAGAAAAAGACCTAAATGACAATCGGGCATATATGGCTGAATTGGAAAATAAGAATAAAGAATTATTATTGAACGTAGAAGAAGAAAAAAAATTAAAACATAACTCGGAACTTAACTTCATGTTAGACAAAAAGATAGAAGAAGGAAAACTACTTCCATCTCAAAAATCTATACTTTTTGCATTGTGTTCTGATTCTGAAAGTATTAGGTCTTATTCTTATACAGAAAATAATGAACAGAAAAAAGTTGAAGGAAAAGAAATTGATTTGTTAAAATCATTTTTGGATATTCAACCGAAGGTCGTGAATTTTCAAGAACAGGCTCAGGCGGTTATTCCTGAAAATTTAAACGAAGATGATAAAATACATAAATTTGCTCTCAACTATGCAAAAGAAAACAATGTAAGTTATTCGGAGGCAGTAAGAGCATATAGGGAGGATAAATAATGAATACTATTGCAGGAAATGGAAAAGAATACGATATAAATATGGTCGCTGGCTCCAGTTTGCTTACAACGACTAGCCAGTACAAGGTTGTAGCAATGGTTCCAAACACAACTACAGCAGCAAACTATACTGCACAAATGGCTTTTACGGCAGACTTGGCGGCTCAATCCACAAGTGCTCATCACGCTGTTGGAATTTGTCAGACAAATATGATGTCCGCATCTGGAAGTAATATATGTTCAGTTCGTGTTTTTGGATTATCAAAAGCGGTATGTGGGGCAAGCGTTCAGGCTGGTTCTTATGTTGTTCCTTATCGTGGCGTTAGTACTACTTCAAGGGGTGGTTGTATACAAGAAGCTGGACATAGCGGTGTTTCTTGTACTTCCGCAACTCAATCAACTACCGCACATATTACTATTTTAGGAAGGGCTCTGCAAAGTGGGTCTACTGGATATTCCATTTTAATTATGGTAAATCCACAACTTTACGATAAAAATTTACTTGCGGTTATATAAGGAGGAATATTATGGCACAAGGTTCAACCAGAGTAAGTCAATTACTCACAAATATAAGTATAAAATATAGTAATAACGAATATATAGCTGGAAAGTTTTTGAAAGACGTTCCGGTAGTAAAAGATTCAGACAGTTATTTTGTTTATGCAAACGCTTTTAAGCTAGCAGAAACAAGAAGGGCAAATAAGACACCGGCCAATCAAGTTACTTGGGAAGTATCGACTTCCAGTTATAAGGTTGTAAGGCACGCTCTCAAGGATGGAATTAGTCAAGACGATAGAGACAATACGGACGCACCGTTAAATTTAGACATAGATTCAACAGAATATTTAACAGATCAGCTTTTACTTAGGCAAGAGTATGATGCCGCGAGATTATGTTTTACAACTACAACTTGGTCAAACAATGCGACGCTTACCACAGCAACAAGTTTTGTTTATAATACTACCACGTCTGCACCAATTCAATCTATTTTGAGTGCGACTACTGTCATAATTCAGGCTGGAAAAATGCCGAATACTATTATAATGGGGCGTGCGGTACTAGATGCTTTAAAGGAAAATCCAAACGTATACGGACGTATACAGTATGTGGAAAAGGCGCTAATAACAGAACAAATTTTGGCAAGTCTTTTTGACGTTGGAAGTTTGTATGTCGGATCGGCCGTTATAGACACAGGAAACGAGGGCGCCACTGCATCGAACGGGTTTGTTTGGGGATCGGATGTTTTGGTGGCTTATTTTGATCCAAGCCCTAGCTTGAAAAAGGTTACGGCTGCTTGTAATTTTAGAAGCAAGTCTTACGGTTTTCCGTTTGCTACAAAAAAATACAGGGATGAAAATAGTGATTGTGATTGGATAGAAGTAGAAACAAAATATGAGGCTCGTGCGGTTGCCACTAGCTGTGCATATCTGCTTAAAACGGTAACATTAGTGTAACCACTTAGCCCCGAACGTATCCGGATGGTTTGCTAGTAGGGGCATTATTTTTTTAAAAGGAGTTTGTTTATGTCAGATGAAATTATAAAAGAAGAAATTAAAGAAGAAGAAAAAGAAGAAAAAGAAATTATAAAAGAAGAAAAAGAATTAAAAGAAAAAAAAGAAAAGAAATTAAAAAAGTTAAAAAATAATGGCGATTTTGTTGCCAATAATATTTCATTAAAGGGACAACTGCAAAAAGTTGTATCTTTTCCCAGTGGACAACGATCTAAAATTATAGAGTCCATAACATACAAAAATGGTGTCGTTAAAAATAAATGTATAGGAATAGTAAAAGATGGGAAACTTATTAAAGATTTTGGCGTTGACAAAAAAAAGTTTGGTTTAAAATGAAAAGTTTATTTATAATATTATTTTTAATGTTGTCGTTCTCTGTTTCTGCACTAGAAATGGGGAGCGATGACTTTTACATATATGATTCAAATAAACTAGTAGCGAAAATAGAAAAGAAAAAATTTAAGGAAATTATAGACACTTTTAAATATGTTCAACAATTAAATTATGTTGAGGGTAAGGGTTGGATAAGAGTACGATTTGTTCGTACAGATGATCCGTGGATAATTAAGGGCGTTGCTTATAATTTCAGATTAGAACTAACTTGGTTTGATATGTGGGAAAAAGTTGATATAAAAAAAATGATAATATATTTAAATAAGATGGAAAAAGAAGATGAAGAAGATACAAAAACAAAGGTGAAACTATGGCCTACAGCTCAATAACATCAATTCTGTCTATAGTTCCAATGTTGCCACAAACCACAACCGATGCCGGATATTCAATTACGGTGGCAACAATAAATAGACATATCACGCGTGCGGACGCAAAAATAAACTCAATTATTTCAAAACAATACGCAGTTCCGCTAAGTCCCACACCACCACTAATCGCATCCATAGCAGAGGATATAGCTACATATTATACGTGTAGAAGTTTTTTTACTCAGGATAATTATAATAAACTGGATTCCATGTTTGAATTTATGACAGATGCGCTTAAGGACTTGGGACAAATTGCGCTAGGCAATATAAACTTGGTCGATACTTCCGGAAGTCAGATACCAAAGGTTGGGGATGTGGGGGAAAGTTTTGTGGATTCAACAACGATAGACGCACAAAGTTTTTTTGATATAGATAGTGAATACAATTGGAAATTTAATGATGATCTTGTTGATAATATTGAGAGATAGTTATGTTAGATATAAAATTACAAAACATAGACAAAACTATAGAAAAATATAGTAAAAGAATTGAGCGTATGGAGGACAGCACTAAAGCTATGGAAGTAATTTCAATAATGGGACATAAGGATGTAATGGATCATTTTTCACAAGAGCAAAACCCTAGCGGAAAATGGCATCCACTTTCACAAAGTACACTTAGGGCAAAGTCTCCAAAAACTGGAATTTTAAAAGACAAGGGATTATTAAGGCTTTCCATACGTGGAAAAAGTTTTAGAAATGAAGCACATTTATATACTAATACTAAATACGCAAAATATCACAACGATCCTGATAGTGTTCCGTCTTATGGATATTTAAGGAAATTTTTGTGGATTTCTGAAATGGCAAAAGTAAAAATAATTAGATTTTTATTGAAATTTTATACGGAGGTATAAATGTCTGTAGACGTAAATACAATAAGAACTACTTTGGGAAATTTAATTTTAAAAAACAATACCACAACTTCCAGTACCGATATAAGTACGGGATTGACAAAAAGAGTACAGCGCGTTATAACTGGTTATTCTAAAATACCAATTCCCAATATTGTATATCCGGTTATTTTTGTGGAACTTAAATCAGATACGGCCGCGTTTGACCTTATAGGTTCGGCTGCAAATAGGAAAAATGTTATTACTTTTGATATTATTTCTATAGTAGATTCTGGATTCGGTCAGACATCAGGAAGGGATATAAGTGATGTACAAATGTTAAAACTTACAGACAACATTAAAACTCTACTAGATGCTTACCCGAAATTATCGTCAACGAGTATTAGTTATGCTGTAAGAACAAATACGGAATACGACATTGGACAAAACGATACATACAATTCAATCTCGAAAATAACTTTAAATGTAGAATATAGGAGTAGGTAATGCTAACACCAAAAGAGATTCTAGAGCAGTCGAGAAGTGCAATAGGCCTGTGGGGGGAGACGTGGGAAAAACATTCTAAGATTAACGGTGCAATATACAAAAGAATGAAAACAAAACATAAGGATTTGCTTTTTACTGGAGCTGGAAGGACGTTGCTCTGCATTTCTAATTCGCCAAGCTTTGAAAAAAAAATTGATATAATAGAAAAATATAAAGATAAATCCGGTTTAGATATAGCGTGTGTCGATAAAAGTATGTGCAGGCTATTGGATAGGGGTATAATTCCCAAATTTGTACATATAGCAGACGCCGGAATAAGCTATCAAAAATATTGCGCTCCTTGGATCGATCAAACCAAGAATATAATATTGGTCGCAAATATAAATGCTAACATTGAATGGACTCAAAATTGGAAAGGTAAAATATATTTCTATGTGAACAAAGACAATATCGAGTCTGAAAAAATATATTGTGAGATTTCTGGTTGTTACGAACTTATTCCAGCAGCTTCTAATGTTGGAAATTCCCTTGTAGTGTTTAGTACGCAAATACTCGGATACGATAGATATTTACTTTTAGGTTTTGATTTTGGTTGGTACAATAAAGACAATTATTATGCATTTGAAGATTCTGACAAACGATATTGGATGAAACATATCGAATTGATAGACTATAAAGGTGACATAATAAATAGTAGTCAGAATTTACTTTTTTCCATGCGATGGTTATCTGATTATTTTTATGCAAATCACCAACAGTTCGGATATTTAAATGTATTTAATTGCGGAGAGGGTTTGTTGTCAAGCATACAACATATAAATTTAGATAAGGCGCTAGATATATGTAAAATTAGAAAATTAGAACAACACGAGAAAAATATAATTTTTAACTCAAAATTAGAAGAACAAAAATTTAATGGATTAAATAAAAATTTATTAAATCAATTTCTATCAACAAAAAAAATTACAGAAATTATAGTGAAATATTTACCAAAGGAGGTCGAGGCATGGTTAAGTTAAAGTATAACGATATAAGAAAAATAGAATTTCCAAGATTAACTAAATATCCAAATGGTATTGGATTTCCAAACAAGACAAACATTTTGGAGGCAACCGAGGGAGAGGCCAAGACGTTATTAAAGTTGAAAAATGGAAAAATAAATGTTTGGGAAATAATTAAGGAAAAAGAAATAAAAAAAGAATATATAAAAGAAGAAGAAATAAAAGAAATAAAAGAAAAAATAGATAAGAAATTTAAGGAGGAATTGAAATGACTATAGGTAATAATAATCCGTACATGGGATTGGATTCCATAATTGGTGTTGCAGAGGAAACAACATTCGGAACTTTTGTGACAGCTACAACAAATTTGGAATTTATATCGGAGGGCTTCAAGCAGGAGAGAGAAGAAAAGAAAATAGAAACCATAAACTCAACCAGACACATAAAACGCAGATTGCAGGGAAATGAGACAGTTTCAGGAAATATAGAAACATATCTGAATGTTGCAAGCGATCCTATATGTCTTTTTTTTAAGCACGCAATGGGCGGAACAGTATCCAGTTTAACTCAAACAGTGGCATCAAATTTATTACATATATTTAATTCTGGAAATACAGAAAACAATGACAGTTCAGTAAGTGCGGCAGACACAAAGTCTTTATCTGTGGCCGTTCGCAGGGGAAACGTAACCACCTGGAATCATTCTGGTTGTAAAATAAACACATTAACCATAAAGGGGGAAGTTGGAAATCCCGTAACGGTTGCAGTGGATTTTTTAGCCAGAGGTTGCAGTACTGGAGCGACACTTCCGTCCGTGGCATTGTCTTCTATACCACCATTAAATTTTACAGATGTAGTTGTTGGTGTTGGGATTACTATTTCGGCAGTTACAACAGAATATTTCACTAGCTTTGAATTTTCTTTAAATAATAACATAGTTGGGGATACAACCAGAAACCTAGGAAGTAGAAACGTATATGCGCTTCCAGTACAAAGACAGGAAGTAACATTAAAATTAACGCAGAATTTTGATACTACAACAAGCTATGATAGATTTATACAGAATACCGCGTGTGCAATTCAAATTACAATAGATTCTGGAATAACCATGACCGCCGGTGGTACTACGTACGCAATGATTATAAATATACCAGAGGCTTATTGTAACAGTAACAATCCAGTTGTTGGTGATACTGGAGTGTTAAAAAATGAAGCTACATTTACGGCTGTTTATTCTAGTGCGGCTTCCTACTATGTGCAATTACAGGTAAGAAATTCAACGGCGGGTTATTAAAGATGAAAAGTTTGCTAACTATAAGTCAGGAAGAATTTGACGTATCAATCAGAAAAATTTCATTTGGTACTTTGAAAAATTTACTAATTGAGTTATTCAAATACATAAAGTCGAGTGCGTGGAAATTATCGGAGGAAACGATAATTGATTTAGAAAGAAAGCAAACTAAAATATGGAAAGAGTTGCAAAATAGGGGACATCTAAATGCTAGTTCAAACGAGGAGTTTATGAATTGGCTGTACAAACAACACACTAAAAAATATTATTAAAGGGGGCGGTATGCCTTGCAACACAAAGAAACCCAAAAGACCAAAGAAAAAGTAATATGTCCAGACTGTACCAATATGATGATACGAGAATTAAAATGTTACTATTGCCCGATATGCGGGTTCAGTTATTGTAAAAACTAAAAGAGGTATTATGAAAATTTATAATTTGGATAAGTTTATTGCGGAGGATAAAAAAATTTCCATAGGTGGCCATGAATGGATTATACCAGGCGACATAGATATGTTAACTTGGGCGGAATTAAAAAATGAAGAAAGTAAGGGTGTAGACGAGAATAAAACATTACACACCATGCATAAAATTTTAAATTTAAGACAAAAAGTTGAACTTGAGGAATTACAGAAAATTTTAACTCCGTCTCTTTTTTCTTTATTTTCACACATAATGTTCAACGATGTAAATGAGGACGAAATAGATACTATATACAAAAGAATGAAAACAGAGGAAAAAAAAATTCTAGAAATGGAGCGGGAAAAGACAAAAGAATAATTGAGTCAAAAATGGATATAATTTTTATGACTGCAAAATTTTGTAGATTTTATGGATGTTCAATAATGGATGTTTGGAAAATGCCTTATGTAACCTTTTTTGCTTATTTTAATGAAATGAATAAAATAATACAGAGCGAGAAACAATGAGTCAGCAAGATATAATAACACTTATAATCAGAAGTGAGGTCGAACAGGCACTGTCCGGCTTAATAAAAGTTAATACTCAAATGGGTATTGCTAAAACAAAATCCGCCGGTTTTCTGGATTCGATGTCAAAAGCAAAGGGTGTATTTATGGCCGCCGCTATGGGTGCAATTGCTCTTGGTACTGGATTATATAAGGTAGTGGAAGCATCATCAAAACTCGAAGAAGCAACAAACTATTGGGAAGAAACTTTCAAAGGGGCACAGGGTACGGCAAAGGCAGGATTGGATGAATTAACAAAATCATACGCGATGAGTAATAGGGAAGCCATGCAACTTACGGCGGAAGTTGGATCACTCGCGAGAGGTTTGGGCCTAACTACAAACGAAGCAGCCAAGATGAGCATTGAAGTTGTGAAAATGGCTGCGGATTGGGGATCATTTAAAAACATAAAGACCGAGGATGTTCTTACCGCCATACGTTCTGGTTTGGTGGGTGAAACTGAACCAATGCGCCGTTTTGGTGTTGCACTTTCAGAGGCCACGCTACAGGCAAAAGCTATAGAAATGGGA